AGTGGCGGAGAGGGGGGGATTCGAACCCCCGATCCCGATTTTGTCGGGATAACTGCTTAGCAGGCAGCCCTGTTCGGCCACTCCAGCACCTCTCCGCAGTCTGCTAAGACTTTTGTCGCGTGAGTTTTACGAGCAATTTCTGCTTCCGCTTCGCAACAGGCAATTTCGCAATGTCACCAGAAACGTCACCACCCGTGATAACGGCCCGGTCAATCGCTGCGTGCAGCGCACGGTCGCTCGGATGCACGTACGTCATTGACTGACGAATGTTCGAGTGACCAGCGAGTCGCGCTAGCGTCCACGCATCCATTCCGCTATTTCCCCATCGAGTCAAGCATGTATGACGCAGCGCGTAGAGAACGAATTCTCTCGGATTCAAGCCGACCGCTGTGACTGCTGTCGTGTGTGGTTCGTAAATTGTGTTGTCCACGATATGGCCGACGCTCGCTCTCTTCGCAGGAAAGACCCATCCGTCTCTCGGCTTGCCCGCCGCAATCCAGCGGGCGTCAATGATAGCACGGAGACGCGGTGTCATGGGAACGGGCCGAGCAGCCGCCGCAGTCTTTGTTCCGGGCACGACGATGACGGCTCGCGTCCCATCTACGAATCGAATGTTTTCCCATCGCAAGCGGAAGCATTCGTCGGGTCGCAAACCCGCGTCGAGGATTATTGTCGCGACCGTGCGCAGTGGCTCGGTGCAGGCTTTCAGGTACTTCTGTTCATGCTCTGGCAACAAGACCCACTTGCGAACGTTCGCGCCTTTCAGAACTTTTATTTTCGGCGCGAAGTCGAGCAGACCGTCATCAACAGCGTGCGAGAGCGTCGAGCGCAGCACGCGAATGGTGCTATTCACCGTCGCAATCGCCTTGCCCTCTTTCAGTCGCCATGATTTGAATCCGCCGACGAGTGACTCTTTAATCTTGTCGAGCGGCACATCTGCCAGCGGCGCGTACTCGCACAAAACTCGGCTTTCGTTCCTGTACCACTTGAGCGACTTCGGTACGGCGACGAATTGCGCTTCCGCCCACGGGATAATTGTGTCGTGCAGGTAGCGACGCAGCGTCGGCGCTTCCTTCTTCTTGTCGAGTGCGCGGCCTTCGGCGAGTTCGGTACGCTTTTTTGATTCCAGCGTTCGCGCAACGTTCGCATCGGCCTGCCCAGTCGAAAAGTAGAGCGGCTGACCTTTCCACTGAAATTTGAACCAGTAGTATTTTCCTCGCTTGTAAATCATGGCGCGGTCGTCTCCCGTGCGACTCGTTACATTGTCCCAAGTATGAGCAGTTCTGTCGATAGTACTTACTACTTGACAAATGCTCACTTCGGGTGTAGACTTGGGATGTCGGGTCGAGGATTGCAAAGACCCGGAAGGCGTCCGCACGCTGGCGGCGCTGGCAGCAACCCGAAACCATCGGGCACATTCGGCGACGGTCGTTCCAGCGTCGCCTTCCACGAACAAGACCCCGCAGAAGCGGTGAGTTCAAGTGGATGGACACTAGCACCACAGGTGTCTGTCCATGAAACGCAAGCCGCAACCCGCCGTCGCAGTTGACCCATCCCAGTCGTTCCTAACAATCGCAGAAGTCGCTTCACTTTTGCGCGTATCGGTGTCGTGTGTCCGTGCGTGGAAATCGCAGCGGAAGATTTCGTTCATCCGACCGAACGGCAAGAACCTTCTGTTCAAACGCACTGAGATTGATGCCTTCATCCAGCGTGCCACTGTGCCCGCGAAGCGCGTCGCATGAGCCTCAAACTCGGAACGGGTAAAACTCGAACGCTGTCCGTGTGCCTGCCCGAAGAGTTGTACTTCGCGGCGAAGGCTATCGCTGACCGAGAGCCACGGGAGAGCATTGGCAGTTACGTGCGGCGATGTGTGATAGCGGCGATTGAGTTACAGCGCGACGAAGATGCAGAGACGATTCAGCCATGAGCGAACTACTCCCAGTCAAAATCCATGAGTGCGCCTCGCCTGACGGCTCTCTGCGTCGGGGATGCCATTGTCGCGCTCGGTGCAAGGTTGAAGAGGCCGAGGCTCTGGTCGCAAGCGGCTCCCATCGCTGGCACGCGGGCGCGAAAGTTCCTCGGCGCAGCACATTGGTCAAGAATACAAAAAATGGAAGATGCTCTAGCACAAAACTCGCTGGCTATAGTGACGGGACTGGAATTCAGCCGACCGAGACGGCGCACTCTAACAGTGTTCTCTCCATTGTAGACAACCCTAACAGGGTTGCCGACACGATTCTCGGTGCCGAGTTTGACATGGCTCGCGGATATCTGCCGACGCGGTCGCCGAGGCAGCGTATCGAGCAGGCGCGACCCGTTCGAGCGAAAGACGGCTGGAAGGATTTCACGGACGACTTCTTGCTCTCGGCGTCGAGTTCGGACGGCGTGCAGTATCGCGACGTTCACGTTCAACTATTTTGTCTCGGCTGCTACCAGCAACAGAGAGAGCCGTCGAGCCGAATCACGCTGCGCGTGCCCGTGGATGTGAACACGTCGCCGCGTCAGTTCTGGACGTGCCGACAATGCACAGGTCTGGGAGTGAATCCCGACTTCGCTAAGTGGTACGCGACGAAAAATTATCCGTTTGGCATGACGGGGCGCAAGCAACAGGTTGAGTATCCAGACAACGAGACAGTGTCGTCAGAAAACTTCTCCGACGAGATGCGGCGCGAGTCAGAACTGCGGACGCACTTTGAAGGAATTCTGCAAGACCAATTTATCCGCAGTTTGATGACTGCGCGGGAGACGTAAATGATTCCAGAAACGAAAGACGGTGTCACACCGCAAGAGATTGTTCTCAGCGCACTCGCGGAGTTGATGCAAGAGGACGAGGCAGTCCGACTCAGCGTCGGATGGATACAGAAGAATTGCGCGTGGATTTCGGCGCACGAGTTGTTCGCTCGCGTCGGCGCGATGAAGTTCGCGATGTACTGCGACTTCATGGCATTGCTGCAAGGTCTTGCGATTGAGGAAAAAATCTTCCTCGACCCCGACCCCGAGCACATGGAGACATGGGTGCGGGTACGTCTGGTCGGCGAACTTGATTTGCAGTTGTGCGCGATGCAGGACTAACTGAGGGAGTGATGAGCACAAAGCGAAAGCCGAGTTCGATGAAGTTAGTTCGGCGTCTGTCGAAGTTCACGTTCGACAAATACGCTCTACCGACCGACTCGAAACATGAATATCAAGCAGAGCAGACGAGACGTGACCGAATGACGCTCGCCGATTATCTGGCGACGTTCGCCGATGCGGACGGCTCGCGCATCTTCCCATCGGTTGCGCGGCTGTCGCGTAAGTTCGGATGGTCGCGGCGAAAGACGTTCTACGTTCTCGATGCTTTGCGGACGCTCGGTCTGCTTTCGAGTAGCGGATTATCCAATATGCACGGCACCAAAGTACGCGAACTGCATCCCGAGGTGTTCGAGCAGGAGTGCAAAGCACCCGACCCTCAGCCAGAGCAGGAGTGCAAAGCAGATGTGGCAGGAGTGCAAAGCACAGAGGGCAGGAGTGCAAAGCAGGGTCAGCAGGAGTGCAAAGGTATGGTTGCACACGACTGCGCAGTTGACGGAAGGGTCACACGCACCGTCCAACCTTCCGACCGTCATGACAGCGGCTCGTCGGCTCGTCCGATTGTTTCCCCCAAGGCTGGCACGGCAAAGGCGCAGGCCGAGGCTCAAGAGTTGATGAGCGAACTGGCGACGACGTACAAATATTTTTGGAACAAAGATTTTCCGAAGCCGAGCAAGAACGAGGTGAGCAAACTCGTCGAGTTGTTGGAAGCGAACCCGATGGAGTTCTACATCTGGGCGTTCAAACAACTGACGCAGAAATCGCAGCGGCAGAAGTACTACGCGCCAGAGCATCCCATCTCGATTCTGTATCAGGAGTACGGCGCTTATCTGCGCGAGTGGCGCGAGAAGCAGAAGCAGGCGGCGTACGACGAACGCTTCGGGGCGTGGTGCGACACGCCAGATGGTCAGAAGTATCTTGAGCACAGCAACGACTGCGAATCGGCTCCGTGTGATGTCTGTTACGAACTGAGTAAGCCGTTCGACGAACTTGAAAAGGAATCAGAGCGATGAACATATTTCAACAACTCGCAGCGCGTCACGCTGTCCCAGAAGGAGTCGTCAAAGCCACGGCTCGGAAAATGTTTGGCGAGAAGGAAGTGTTGAACGCAGACGAAGCCATCGCGCTATCTAGGAAGATACGCGCCGAGAAGGATGGACATCCACAGTGAACTTCACAAAAGAGCAACTCGCGTCGGCATGGGACGAAGCACAAAAGACAGGGTTCTACTTCCTCCGCGCAGACGGCACAGCACTGAAAGCCGCCGACGCAGAGCGTGTCGTTGACGTTTGGTGCCGAACGTGTGGCAAGGCTCAAGCGGTGCTCGTTCGCGAAGGTTTCCCGCTCGTACAAGACGCATGGACAGACCGTCTCGGCTGTGACGGCGACCGCGACTCACATCAAGATTGCGATGCCTTTGAACTGTTGCGCGTGATGATTCCGCCGACACCGGAGCAACTACAGTGAATAGGTTGATTGCCGTTGCAGGATGCTGGCCGCGTGGCGACCGAACGCAGGCACAGCGAGAGACGTGGGCGACCGACCCCGCGACCGTTTTCTTCGTCGGCAAGTCGGCGGAAGTTGACCCGCCAGTGCCAGCACGTACCGTCCCACTCGACGTTGACGACTCATACGCCGGGCTACCGGAGAAAGTGCGAGCCATCTGCCGATGGGCGCTTGAAAATCATTTCGACGAACTGGCGAAAGTTGACGATGACGTGTTGCTTCTTCCCGAACGTCTCGATGGCGTTCTTCGTGGCGCAGACTACGTCGGAAGGTTCCGTACTGGGTACGACGGATTCCCAGATTACGCGAGCGGCTTCACGTATCTGCTTTCGCGCAAGGCGATGGAACTAATCGCGGCGGCTGAGTTGACGCACGACACCAACGAGGACCGCTGGGTCGGAACAGTGCTCTACGAGGCGAGAGTTCGCGCACGACATGAGTCACGATTTTGCTGCCCGTTTATCGGTGACCTGCAACCGTGCGGTGAGCGCATCTTTCAACACGCTCTCGGTCGCGAGGGAATATCGTTCGCGCAGTTGTCGCCAGCGAACATCCGCGATTGTTGGAAGTGGAAGAAAATTATCAATCCACCGTGGCCATTGCCGAAGCCACGCAAGAGACGATTCAGATGAACGCGACAGGATGGCACCGACCGAACGCACGCACCGAACGACTAACGATTTTGTTGTGAGCGGAGCGACTCATTGCTGCGTTCACGCAATTCCTCGGCTGCATCGTCCCACACGCCACGGCGTAGCATTGATTGATGCAGTCGAGTCTATTTTCGCCTGACCCCAAGCGGCAGGCGTAGTAAGACCGAGGCAACAATGACCGAGAAGAAGTTGAAGAGGCTGTGCAAAGAGTGGCAGAAGCGACTGCGGCTGCGAGATTGGCACGTCAATCTCAAGGTTCTGCCGAAAGAGGATATGAACGACTCGTTCGGAGAGACAAGGACGCAGATACGTCACAAGGCTGCGTTAATCCGAATTGCAACAGGTCACGGTGATGACCCGTTGATTTCCACCGACTACGAACAGACCCTTGTCCATGAATTGCTGCACCTCATGTTCAAAGGATTCGACCATCTCATCCCGCGAACGGGCAATGAGTACAACTGGCTGGAAGCGTCAATAGAGTTGCTGGCAATCGCTCTTGTTGAAGCGCGTCGTGGCGAGAAGATTAAGACGCAGCACGTCTAGGACACGCACCACGATTAACGCTGACCCTCGTAAAACGTGGGTAAGGAACGCGCGGATGAAACAAGACACAGCAAACCACCTGCCCCGTGATGGAACTGCCGCAAATCGGCTCCTATTGCGTTTGCAGGAAGTCGGCTCGATGGAAGTGCGCGACGTTGTGCGCATGTTCACGGACGCGACCTACAGCACCGACCGAGCAGCGTACAAGCGCGGCTACGTGAAGGCGTGGAGAGTCGTGAACAGACTGATTGAACTGCAACTCGTTGAGTATGAGTGGCTCGGTGCGAAGTGTACTCGCGGCCTTGTTCGGCTGAAAGACGGCACATCTAACGCAGTCATCTAACGGCTGCGAACGGTGTGCGCGGTCACATCTAACGTCCACATCTAACGGTTTGAGCGGAGTTCCGAAGGCACATCTAACACTTCCACGAAAACAGTGGGAGCCAGCGGGTTCGGCGCGCAAACCGTGCAATGGCAATCACCGCCGCTGCGTCGTCTGCATATCGCCGCGAATTTCGGGGTTCGTTTTTCCTGTTTGACCCGCGAAATTATTTTTTCGGATTTTTCAAAGGAGAATCAGATGTTCAACAGAATTTTGCAGGGGTTCATCCGCAAACTTGCAGCCGCAATCGTTGAAGGCGAGCGAACGGCGCACGCAGCGTTACCAAAAGTTCCCCCAGATATCCGCGCACGTCGTCGTGTTGCGGGCAAGGTGGTGAGTCTTGGCACAGGCGATTGCTCCATTGACTACGGTCGCGATAACTGTCCGAGCGGCGTCCGATGGGTCGAGCCGCCCAACAACGGAAGATAAGTTTGGTCGCTGGACGATTCTCGACGACGACGCCGAGCCGTTCATAGACAAAGCAGGAAGTTCACAGAGTCATCACACGCGCAAAGCCGTGATTGCCCGCTGTGAATGCGGAACGGTGCGTCGCGTTCGCGTGGATACACTGGTCACGGGCAAGAGTACGAGTTGCGGATGCGTTCGCGGCAAGTTGCTCGGCGTGTGGAATACAAATCAATCGAAGAGGTCACGAAAATGACTAAGAAAGAACTGAGAGTACTGGAAGCGGCGGTCGAAGGTATGCGCATCGTCAGGAAGCAGGCTCTCGCCGAGAATCGGCTAGAGAAGGCGGCTGACATCAACGAGCATCTGATTCAAGCGGAGCAGCAACTCCACCTTGAGAGGATGATGCGCGAACCTGCCGAGGGATTCCGAGGTAAGGCGTTTTAACTTTTGTCTGCGTACATCAACGTACGCGGAGTGATACGGCACACGGGCACGCGGAGTGCCCCACTTGCCAGCGGCACGCAGTAGAAGCACCCGAAGCACCGCAGCATCACGACAGGCTACAGACCCTCTCTCTGCGCATTCCTAGTTCTCAATGAAGTTGAAAACGAACGGCGGAAGCACATGTACTTCGTGTGCCAACAGGAGAGGCTCATCACGGTCGCGGCGGACGCGGCAGGTGAAAATTAATTTGCAGGTGAAACGAATGTCTCTACGAGAAAAATTAGAGAAGCGGAAGAACCTCGCTGAACAGGCGAACACAATTCTCCGTCAACAGTCTGTGACCAAAGAGGACCGCATCAAGGTTGATGCGATGTTCGTGGACATAGACAAACTCACGGGCGAGATTGAAGCAGCCGAACGTGAGAAGGCTAACTCGGAAGTCGAGTACACCGCGAAGTATCGTGGCCTCGAATCTCCCAGCGAGCGCAACTATCGGATGGCCTACACGGAATACATCCGTGGTGGTGAATCCAACCTCAGCACCGAACATCGGCGCATCCTCACGGAACGTCGGCGTGCGGCTGAACTGCGCGACACCGTCAACGGTCTTGAGGCTGGTTCTCAGACCATCTCGTACACGGCTGGCACTGCGGGCGGCTTCCTCGTCCCTGCCGGGTTCGTGGCCGAAGTGAATCAGCGCATGAAGTACTTTGCGCCTTTGCTGGACGGTCAGAGCGTGGACGTGATTGACACGGAGACTGGCTCTGTCCTGCCGTTCCCCGTTGGCGATGACACGAGCAACGTTGCGACCATCATCTCTGAGAACACTCAAGTCTCGGAAGATGACGTGACGCTACAACAGGTAACTCTCGGCGCGTACAAGTACACGTCGGGCGTGATTCGAGTCTCGATGGAACTGTTGCAAGACAGCGCCATTGACCTTGACCAATACCTGTCGGCACGTTTCGGCGAACGCTTCGGTCGTGCATACGAAGCGGCCTTCACGACTGGCAATGGCTCGAACGCTCCTACGGGAATCGTTCAGGCGATGATTAACCGCAACTGCCCCATCGTAGTCGGTAGCGGCTCGTCCGCGAACGACGGCGTCGGGCCAGCGGCGACGACCATCGGGTCGAACGACCTAGTGGCGCTCGAACATCAAGTTGACCCGGCCTACCGCATGAACGGCAAGTTCATGCTGTCGGACAACGCGCTGAAAGTAATCAAAACGTTGCTGGACAAGTACGGACATCCTCTCTGGTTGCCCGGTCTGGCGTTCGGAGAGCCGAACACGATTATCGGCCATCCGTATGTCATCAACCAGAGTCTCGCATCCGTGCAGGCGTCGTCCAACTCGGTCATCTTCGGCGACTTGAAGCAATTCAAGATTCGCCGAGTGAAAGACATGCGCATCCTGCGCCTGTCCGAACGCTACGCCGATTACGGGCAGACTGGCTTCGTGGCATTCAGCCGCGTGGACAGCAACCTCGTACTCGCGAGCGGCTCGAACGCGCTGGCGATGTTGCAACAGCACTCCTAAGACGAGGGCTGAAACGAACAACGAAACGGGAGCGGCTGTACGGTCGCTCCCGTTTTTATTTTCAAAAATATTTTTGAGGTGATTGTCATGGAAGTGTTTCGCGGAGTGGTTGTGTACTGGAACAAAGAGCGATGGTTCGGGATGGTGCGTCTGTTCAATGCAGGAAGCCAGTCTCGCTCCAATCGCGAGAACGAATCATTCTTCGTGCGCGGCGACAATATCGTGCCAGATGAATACGGCTCGCGGTACTTGCGGATGGGTGAGCACGTCGAGTTCGTTGAGGATACCGACCCCGACCCGTTAGAGAACACTCGGCCACGACGAGCAGACTTGCCCGTTAAGCGACGGGCGAAAGATGTGAAGGCTCCCACACGGGCAGCGCGGCCAGAGGGCTACACGGAAGATTGCGTTGTCACGATTATCAAGAGTCGCTGGGACACAGTTCCCGTCTGCGGATTTGCGAAGCGGCCAGAAGGCGACACGATTTTCTGGCACAGGAACGACATCGCGACGGAAGGCGAGATGCACATCGGCACGAAATTCAACTGCGTGCCAGAGCCGAATCGCGAAGGCTCAACATGCTGGCGAGCAGCACACATCGAGATATATATGCCGGAACAAGGAGACAACACCGATGGACACGAATCTAATTGAGAAGCGCGGGTCGCTGGAAAATCCAGTCACACCGTTGTCGTACCCTGCCGAATGGTTGATGGATATTTTCAACGGCGGTCGCACTGACTCAGGAATTCGCGTGTCCGAACTGACGGCGCTGCAAGCGAGCGCAGTGTTCGCGGCTGTGAATATTATTTCGTCAGCCATCGCGATGTTGCCGCTGAATGTGTACTCACAAGAATTGAACGCGCATGGTCGCCTTCGGAAGTCAGTGAACCTAGACCACGAAGTCTACGACCTGATACACAAAGAGCCAAACATCGAGATGACTTCGTTCACTTGGCGTCGTACGCTCATGGCGCACGCGTTGCTCTGGGGCAATGGATATTCCGAATTGCAGCGCAACAAGCGCGGCGACGTGATGGCGATATGGCCGCGTAATCCTGCGCGTACTCGTCCGCTTCGTCTGGCGAAGCCGTGTGTGGTTGAGGGTCAACAGTGCGCCGCAGGTCAACTCATCTACATGACCGCCGAAGAGATGACGGGTGTGCAGATTGAAACCACGGACGCCGCGAATGACGATGTGCATGAGATGGTAGAGGGCAAGTACCGATTTATTCTGCCGCAGAACATGTTCCACCTGCACGGTCTGTCGTTGGATGGGCGACTCGGTGCAGATATCGTCGAGTTAGCACGGCAGAACGTTGGTCTTGCGCTCGCGATGGAGAAGTATGGCGCGAAGTTCTTCGGCAACGGTGCAATCCCGCAGGGGATTCTCACCACGCCGCAAGCGATGGACGACCCAGAACTGGAAACGCTTCGCCGGTCGTGGCACGAGCAGCACGGTGGAGAGAATCAGCGCAAGGTAACAATTCTCGAACGCGGCCTGACTTATCAGGCGATTGCGAACGACCCGCAGGCTGGTCAGTTGCTCGCGGCGCGTCAGTTCCAGACGAGCGAGATTGCGGCGGTATTTTGTTTGCCCGCGCACATGTTGACGGGCAAGGCCGAGCGCATGTCGTCGGAGACTGCCGAGCAGATGGCAGCGGCGTTCCTGAACTACTGCCTGCGTCCGTGGATTGTTGCATTCGAGCAGGAAGCGACACGCAGACTCACTGACCCACCGAAGGCTGGTCACGGGATGCGCAAGAACGAGATTCACTTCGACATTCACGAACTGGTGTATCCCGATGCGAAGTCGCGAACAAACTTCTACGACGGTGGCATTCTCTGGGGCTACCTGTCGCCGAACGATGTGCGAGCGTTAGAAGGAGAAAACCCTGCCGAGGTCGCCGACTTGAAGGACGGGAAGAACGCGATGGAACGCTACTACATTGGCACGAACATGACGCCGATTCAGAACGTGACGAGCATCACGGATGTCTCGCCGAACAAGACGCCGAACGGCTCGCCGCACGCAGGCGGCTCTGGCTCGGTCAGCGGCGGCTCTGCGGTCGGTCAGGGGAAGTGAAGCATAAAGAGAAAAACGGCGAGCAGGTCATAACGCTGCTCGCCGTATTTTCCTCCCGCTTGGGGGAGCGTGAGAAATTATTCCCTGTCTGCTACATGCACTTCGCCAACGGTATAGATGAGGGTCGAGGGTCTTTTCTCACTCAATCCCGCATTTGCCTCTCGCGCAAGTGCCATCGCCTTCTCTTTTGAGTCGTACATGGTCTTTCCCTCGCAAACCGTTACGCCGTTTTCTTCTCGTACTAGAATCCATTTGACTCGCATCGCGTCTCCTTCGTTTTCATCTCTCACGCCGTCTCTTGTTTCGCAATGCAGTTCGAGTTCGCGCTGCCTCGATTGCAACCAAGAGTTTATCTCTCTTACCTGCGGCAATGACCCACTGGCGTAATCGCTTGTCGCCACGAAGTTGACTCACTCGTCCCTGTGAAACACCGAGAATGTGCGCCGTCTTGTCGACACCCTTCGCTTTGATGAAGGCTTCAATCTTTTTTTCAGTGATTCTGCGACTTTTCTTGTTTTGTCTCGGCTCCTGATTCGGGTAGAGGCTCGCGTCTATTTCCTCGATGGCGGCGGCCTCTAAAGAGTCTTTCAGGTCTTTTTTAAGGTCGCCCTTAAGTCGCCCTTTATTTTTGTTTCCCTTGGGTTTTGAAACCGCAATCAAGAGTGACTCTACTTCGTGCAGGGTCAACCCCTCATCGAGAATATAGATTGCTAACTTGTCCCACTTTTCGCCGTGCAGGTCGCTTCGATGTGTGCTCAGTCTTCCGAGCAAATCAGAGGCCCTTCCGACATAATACAGTTCGCCGTTCTTTCCGTAGAGTGCGTAAAGTCCCTGCCGCTCATGCTTCTTCAAGAACGCCGCGAACTTCTCCCGATTCTCACCTTCTAGAAGGGCGCGGCTAATTTCGGTGAGATGCTTTCTTACGAGAGGACTGCTTCCCCGCTTACGTCGGCGTCCCATATTCCGCTCCTCTGGTTCTTCTACGCGTCAAGATTCGCAGTAGAAGCAATGCGGCGCTTAAAGTGACTGCTGCTGTACGGCGAGCGATGACGTTCGACAAATAGATGTGAATCATGGCGGAAATGTTCGCGCGGAACCCTCGACTCTCTTTCAGAGTCCGCATACTATACCCTCTCGGTTATAACGACAAGGCTACTAGCCTTAAGCCGAAACTCTGGATATTCGGAGGACATAAGCCCAATGCTTTTCATCGAGAGGCCAATTACAGTTGAACACATACGCCACTTTTGCGAACGCTTCACGGAAGGGCTGCGTGTTGAATACAAGAGCAATCTCGACCAAAACGTCAGGAACAATCTTCCAAAGGTCGTCTCATCATTCGCAAACTCGCAAGGTGGCGTGCTTGTTATCGGTGTAAATGCGCCGCAAGGCGCTCCGCGGGCCCCGTTCGATGGATTTGTGCCAGCCGCTAATGAGGAGGTTGCCCTTAGCATCGAGAATATTTGTCTCGCAAACATCCACCCCCCTATATTTCCAAGCATCACGGTCGTACCCGGCGATGTACCGGAGCACTTGTTCGTCATCGTAGAAGTTGAAGAAAGCAGCGAAGCCCCACACGCTATCGAGAACTCAAGAAGGGTCTACGTCAGGACTGGGAATGCAGCGAATCCGTATGACCTCGCTGAGGTGAGTCAAATCATTGACCTCTTAAGAAGGCGCACGGAGCCTCTCGAACTCAGAGAACGTCTTGTGTCACATGCCAAAAAGCGGTCATTTCAGGTTGTGCCTCACAATGCCGCCGACTTAGAAGTGAGCATCTGCCCTACATATCCAAGCAGAGCACTTTGCACGTCTCAAGAAGTATGGGATTTTGTTGGGCCGATTCAGCCTACAGTTGTCCATCTCCTCCCGTATAACTCTCTCAGGAGAGTGCCGGACGGCATAGCGAGCGTGACTCCCGCCAACCCGCCTCGCGTCGTCCCGAGTTATGTTGAACTAAACCGATATGGACTGCTGTTTGCAGCGAAACAGTTTGAACTGACACCGTGGGGAGCAGCCAATGACCCCGTGCAGCAACTTCACTTTGGAAACTTGCTTCACACTTTGCTAAATGTATTCGTTTGTGCGCGGCGCTTCTATGAATCACGGGGCTATCGCGGTGGCGTCACGGTCCGTTCGTCGCTCAACGGTATACAAGGACAAGTGATGATGTTTCGAGAGGCAGTTTTTATGGGAGACGATATGCCCGATGAGTTCCGTTCTTATACGAATGATGTATCCGTAGAACGAATGATGGATACGCAGTTAGACCAAGCCCAGCGAGGTGAATTGTTTACCGACATGCTTGCTGAGATTACTTGGTCTTTCTGGCAAGGAAATGGTGAATATCCGAGAGCACACCTCGCACAGAATCTGCAACGGCACCTCAGGCGACTTTAGAGTGGGTGAGTGGCTGCCGTGCCAGCGACGTACAGTTCCTCAGTAGTACTGGTCTGGCGTTTGTGCTAGGCTCCGCTTTGAGGATTTCCACGCCATGAGCGAAAACTACGACGCGCACAGCATCTACCTATACAAGCCCTCCAAAACAGAGAACATTACAAATACGTGGGTGTACTACCGCATTGATTCGATTGATGGGCCGACCGAACCGGGCGGGACTCTTCTTGCTCCTATTCAGATGTGCAAGGTGTCGTGGCCTACGTTTGCTGACATTCTGCCGATGACCGATATACCGGGAGTCACAGGTCTTGAATCCGCTTACGACCATATGTGTCGATTGGCGAAGGGCCAGTGGGGCGTCGAACATGAAAATAGTACATTCATCGGCTTCTTGGAATACGAAGTTAAACGGAGTGGCGTGCTCACAACAGACGAAGCGCGTGCTCAACTTCACGCGCTCGTCGAAAAATATCTCTCATGGCGAATGAAGGCTGAGACTAGGCCAACCAGCGACAACCTTCAGCAAGATTTCGCTATGTATATCGGGTAGGAGCACGTCGATGTTTGACGCGTGGAACGCGGCCATCGAAGAGGGATGTTCGTGTCAACGATTTCCGAGCGCGTTCGAAAAATCACGACGTTTTTCCTCGCACTATTCCTCTGGCTCCACGCGCTTTTCCTCCTAAACTTTCAATCGGCAATCATCGCAAAATACGCGCACTTTCTTCGATTCTCGACATCAGAAGCCGTGCTTTTTGTTCTCTTAGTCGTATTTTCGCTTGCTGCCGGTTCGGGATTTTGGCGGCCCGTGCTCAGCGTTCTCTACGTCTACGGATTTCCATTCGTTCTGCTAATGTATGCCTTCCGTTTGTGTTTCTTACTTTTGCGAACGCTGCATGGGTGGTTCAAGAAACAATCGAATCCCCTGCCAGCACGCGCACCCACGGTCGAGCAGGCAGAAATTCCGATTGCTCCGACGCTTCCGACCGCTATGGAGGATAGTGTCGGTGCGAGAAGCCCGGCGGCTGAGTTGTTCCAGTTTGTGCTACGACCATTTCGAAGATTCACGTTTTTGTGGTGCATTCTACTGCTACTCACGACCCATGTGACAATCGTTTGGCTTTGTCTCATCGTTGTACTGTTTCACCTTTCGCGGGACATTTTTCGCATTCTAAAATTCATGCTTTTCTCGGAACCGTTGCTGAAGAAAATCGGGAATGCCTTGCTCGCAGGTGTTGAGCCTGCACTCGCTGGAATCGCCATCGTGACAGCGGATACGCTTCCTACCCCGCAGTTAAGAAATGCGTGGAATCAGGTGAACTTGTGGACGAAGGTCGTGAACTTCCTGAAAGACCAATATCTTGTTTCCAGGTGGGCTTGGGCGTTAAGCATTCTGTTTTTCGGATTCTTATATACGTACATCGCCGTGCTTTTTTCTTTCGCTTACTACGGAATCGCTCGCGTCAGCGGCGTGACGTATCAGTGGCTTGATGCACTAATCGCCTCTCTGTTTATTCCGTTTTTCGTCACGGACTTGCCGAAGTTGCCAGTTATAAGACTATTGGGTGGGCTACAGTGCGTGCTAGTAGTTGCTGTTGGAATCAGCACGCTCGTAAACTTTATTCAGCGGAGATTGCGGTTGATTCACAACGCAGCGGTCGAAATCAGCAATCGTCTGGATGACCAGAACATCCGGGACAAGTTCCTACTTCTTGAGGCAAAGTTGGCGACTGCCCCGGCGAATATTTCTCCAACCGTAGAACCTAAAGAATGAGGGCTGAGACGATGCAGTTGTTTGGCCGCTGCGGCGCGTCGGCTTGGCGTTGCTCATCGTGACACTCGCATTTCTACAGAGACGCGCCGTTCGGTGTGTTCACAGTGATGCCGATTTTCGGGCCTTTTCGGGGGTAGGAATGACTCGACCTGACTTTTTCGATTCGGCTCTATCTTGTCGAAACAGCAACAAAATTCGCGTAAACATAGATGTTTCGAGAAAAGGTCTGCGGAAGCAGGGACTCGTAACTGTGCGTCGGAGACGTGCTGACTCGGCGCGATTATCGTTCTACAACAGATGTTTCTTCTGCGCTCTCGCTGCGACTTCTTTTACCACCCCTTCGACATCAAACGCCTTGTCGCTTATCGAGCCATTGTAATAGGCAGTCATCAACAGCACTAGCCCACGCGTGCGAAAACGACGGAATGTGGAATGTCCATGCAGGCCGCGTAACCCGGATTCAAAACTAGTGCGCACGTTGCCGGGTAATTCTGACAAGAATTTCTCGATGGTTCCGGCTATGATTTCGCCCCGAAGTTGTTGGCCTAACCCGACAGCGTACTTCTGAAAAAGTTCGTCGGCTTCCTGTTCGGTAATCTTGCGGTCACCGTACGTTTTTCTGGCGAGGTTCTTAATCTTTTGGCCGCGACTTCGTCCCATCTATCACCTTCCGTGATTCGTCACAATCGACGCTCATCCCCGAGTGCGGTGTCCCTAATTTTGTCACTACCACATCCATTCGGTTGCTAACGGTTGCTCACACGCAATTGACTGCAACACGCTGAATGGTATGAACATCGAGCAACAACGAGCAGAATCGGTGAAAACTTGTAAGTGTCTTTGTTTTTGCTAGTTGCTGATTAGCAGGCAGCCCTGTTCGGCCACTCCAGCACCTCTCCGCGGGAAAAACGAATGGCTCGGCGTGCGGCGGCCTGCGGGGGTAAGTATAGCATC